TAGATCATCCTGTCATGGGATGAGGCGAACGAACAACACGGTGTCGGCTAGAAACATTGGCTACGGCCACCGCTGCTCTCGAGCAGGAAGCGTGGGGGGAGCCGAACAGGCCCAAGTCCCCACGAGATGACCCTGGCCCGAGAACGACCAATAGTTAAAAACCGAGATCAAAACCACCGGAGCCCGGTAGCCCGATTTACACAAATGTCGAGGACGGGTTAATAGTCATACCCTGACAGGTCTGGCGGCAGACCCGGGGTCAAGCGGTGGGCCTGACGCGCAAGTGAAGCGGGGGGCCTGACGCGCCGACTGAGAAACAGCCGCTCGAGACAGGCGTTGTTATGGAACTGACGATTGTCGCGCTACAGCGCGACCGATTTTAGCGCAGCCGCACGAATGTGCGGCGAGCAGCCGCTGCGAGGCCGCGCGAAGCGCGGCCCGCAGCGGCGCGTTTTTTTGCTGGTTTGGGTTGCCCGGGGCTCGAGGTCCAGGCCTCTTGGCCCTTATGGGCTGGGGGGGTGACGGGTGACGGGTTCCAAGCTTGGCGCGTTCTGGGGCTGTTGCTTCGGTTCTCGATCTCGTCGTCACTCGAGCACGGCACGGCGGCGGGGCGCCGCGCGTCGCCTGGCCTCGGTATCGGTTGCGCCTAGTGCTCGAGGGTCGCGCCGCCGAGCTCGATCTCGGGTGGCGTGGTTGCGCGGGTTTGTGGGGGTTGGGTCGCGTTCGAGCGCTGGTCGTGCTCGAGCCTGGACGCGCGAAGGCCCCGACGCGCTCCGCGGGTGCGGTGCGTCGGGGCCTTGCGGGGGGTGGGGGTGCTAGTTCTCGGTGGGTTCGTCGTCGCGGCGGCCGATGATCTGCGCGGCGATCATTTCGACCGCGTAGAACTTGCCGAGAGAGTGGGCCAGGGGGCCGACCTTCTCGAGGTCGTCGCCCGTCTCGTGCCAGGTCGAGCCGCTTTCGATCCATTCGCGCGTCTTGGGGTCGTAGGTGCTCAGGCGCACGCGCAGGCCGAATGGACAGATGATGAGCACGGCGCGGCCGTCCTTGCGTTGTCCTTCCTCGTTGGTGGCGTGGCATTCGTTCACTATGGCGAGCACCTGGGTCGGGCAGGCGCGGGCCAACTCGACGGGGGCGGCCAGGTCGTCGAGCACTTCGTAGATGTCGCCCGCATGGGTGCGTAGGTGGACGACTCTCCCGACGACTGCGGCGGTGGGTTGGCCGTCCATGTCGGGGCCAGGTGTGGGCGGGGTGATCTCGACGGCGTAGAACTCGTGGCCGCGTTGGTGCTCGGGGTTGGGGTGCGATCGCTCCGCGAGCATCGGGGCCAGGGCTTCGGTCGCCATGCGGTAGAGCGGTGCCAGGTCGCCCGCGATCTGGTTCGCCGCGTCCTCGATCGCCTGGGCGGCTTGGTCGAGGGGGTCGGGTGTGCTGGTGGGGTCGGTGGGCGTGATGCGTCGCGTGACTTCTCGCATCATGTGGGCGTACGCCTGATTTCCTGCGGCGGTGGCCGCTGTGCCGGCACGGTCGAAGGCGTCGAGGGCGCGGGCGTCGGCCTCGGCGGCTTGCTGATCGAGGGCCGCGCGGGCCGCGGGGTCGGTCGCCTCGGTGGCCTGTTGGCGTGCTCGGTTGGCCTCGCTCCTGGCGGTGATCGCCGCGAGGGTCGCCGCGATTGCGGCGCTGTGGTTTTCGTTCATGGGTTCTGTTTCCTTTCTTGGTTGGTGTGGTGTTCGATCGCCTGGCGCATGGTGTCGCGGTCGCGTTGGGCGCGTTGGGCGCGGGTGTAGGCGTGGTGCGCGCCCGCCGCGTAGCCCGTGCCGAGGGCCAGGGCGAGCATCGCCAGCATTTCGCCGAGCGTGTGGCCGCTGGGGCCGAGCAGGTCGGCGGCGATCACCTGGGCCACCGTTCGCGTAGGGCGTCGATCGCGTAGACGATCGCCAAGAAGATCACGAGACTAATCGGGTCAGTTGGCATCGGTGGCGGCCTCTTGGGTCTCGATGTAGGCGACGAGATCGGCGCGCAGGCCCGCGGCCTTGAGCGCGTCGAGGTCGTCGAGCGCGCGGGCCGCGTTGTAGGTGCCAGCCTCGAGGTCGTCGGCCATGTCGTCGAGCAGTCGAGCCGTTGCGCGCAGGTTGGCGCGTAGTTGGTCGGCTGCGCTTGCGGCGGCTTGGGCGTAGGTGCGGGCGCGCAGGTCGATCACCTGGGCGCGCAGTCGCTCGGCCTCGGCTAATAGTGCGGCGTGCGCCTTGTGGTGGTGGTGGGTGCTGTCCATTTTCGGGTGTCCTTTCGTGGTTAGTCGTTGGCTTGTCGCTGGAGAGAGTTTCCGATGGCGGGGCGGGGCTGGTGGCCCGCGCGCATGGCGTCGAGCAGGGCGATCGCTTGGGGAATGTTCTCGACCTGGTGCGCGCCCGTTTCCCGTAGGCGTCGGATCATGTCGCGCGCGAGGGTCGCGCTCGAATACTCGGCGCGACCCGTAATCCCGCCGTCGCTGATCCAGACGAGGGGCGCGCCGCGGCGTCGCAGGTGGCGATCGGCCCAGGTGAGCGCGGGGCCGTCGATGCCATTCCCGCCGCCTGGTCGTCGTATGCGGTCGGGGTCGATCGCGCGGCCGTCGCGGGCCACGATCTGAACGATCCCGCGGCCGTTGGTCGTGCGGTAGGTGAGCACCGAGCAACCGCGCGCGGCCTCGATGAGTTGCGCGATGTCGCGCGGCTCGAGCGACATAGAGCCGCTGATGTCGGCCACGATGGTCGCGTAGCGTTGGCCGCCGCGGGCTGAGAATACGCGCCGCGCGGGGTCGGTGAGCGCGCGCGACGGGTGGCGCAGGTGTCGCCCCGCGTCGCGCGGTATGTAGGTGCGGCCCGTGCGCGCGTAGTTGGCGACGACGAGCGGCGGCGCGACGATCTCGTCGATCGTGGCCCATAGGTCGGCGGTGCGGTCGTCGGGTCGCTGGCCGCCGTTGGCGTTGTGGCCGTCTTGCGCGGCCTGGTAGGCGGTCTCGACGGCGGCCAGGGTGCGAGCCAGGTCGCGCAGGTGGCTTACGCCGTAGCGGCGCTCGCGCGATCCTGGGTCGGTGCTGGTCAGGTATGCGGCGGCGCGTTTTGCGTGGTTGGCGATGTCGGCGGCTCGATCCTCGAGCAGTTGGGCAACGCTTGGGTGTGCGTCTTTGAGGGCGTGGTAGATCGCGTCGGGCAGTCGGCCATCGGCGTCGAGGTAGGGCAGCGCGTAGCGGTACGCGGTGAGCGGTGGCACCTGGTAGATGTGCGCGGCGATCGGGTCGGCCGTGCCGTCGTCGTAGGTGTTCGTCATGCCAACGCGGTTGGCGGCGCGTTGTGCTTGTACGCGCGTCGTCAGGTGCTCGGCCGCCTGGGTGTAGTTGCGCTCGGTTTCGGTGAGCGGCGCGCGCATGGTGCGCCGCTGGCGGGCCGTCAGGCCGTACCGGGCCGCGATCGTGGCATGAAGGCGCAGGGTGCGCGCGAGGGTCGTCGGGTCGTCGGGCGCGGTGATCCGGCGGCGCGTCATGTCCACCGATACGGCCGTCACGAGGGGCGCGCCTGGGGTGTCCGTCCAGGGCTTGCGCTCGAGGTCGCCGCGGGTGCTCGTCCAGGCGAGCCCCGTCGAGGGGCCGCCGCTGGTGCGGCGGCCCCTCGTCGTCGGGTTGGGGGTCATTGGGCGATCGCCTCGACGGCGGCGGCCTCGACGATTGCCGAGGCGTGACGCGGTAGCACGATCCGCGCGGCGTCCTGCCAGCCGATCGCATCGGCCAGGTGCGCCAGCGCGGCGAAGGCGCGAAGGCTCGCGCGGTCGGCGTCGTCGGCGTCGCGTTGGGCCAGGTCGCGGGCGGTGTCGCGCAGGTGCGCTGGCAAGGTCGCCAGGGCGTCGGGGTGCGGCTCGCGGATTTCGAGCGCGACGGGGAAGCGATCGCGCAGGGCGTCGGGCAAGTAGCGCGGCTCGGCGTTGGTCGTGAGGACGACGGAGAAGCCAGGCGCGGGCGTGATCGTCTCGCCCGTATCTGGGTTCGTCCACCTGGCCGAGGCGTCGCTATCACAGAACGCGAGCAGCGTTCCGAGGACATCGCCGCTGGCCTTGTCCACCTCGTCGATGACGAGGCGCGAGCCGTTGCGCCAGGCGCGTACCGCTGGCCCCTCGGAATAGGTCCAGCCGTCGCGGTGCGGTCGCCACATTCCGTCGATCTGAGCGGAGGTCATGTCGTCGCAGCAGGTGACGCGCTCGGCGTGCGTCTGGCCCGCGGGGAGCATGGTCAGGGCGGCGTAAGTCTTGCCCGTTCCTGGCGGCCCGTAGAGCAGTACGCGCGACAGGCCCGCCGCTAATACGGCGTCGAGGTCGCGCCACGCTTGGGGCATGGTGTCGTCCGTGGTCATGGTTGGTTGGTTCCTTTCCTGGTTGGTTGGTGCGCTTGGTGCGCGGTCGTCATCGTAGAGCATGGCGCGGGGGTCGTGGTGGATCGAGCGCAGCTCGGCCGCGGCCCTTATGCCGTAAGGGTTTTGGCGGGGTCGGGTGCGGCCTGGGGGATCGAGCCGAAGGCCTGGCGGCCTGGCGGCCTGGCGGCGGCCTGGGGTCGGCAAGGCGCGCGCAGGCGCGCCGCGCCAGGTGCGCGGCCGCGGTACTAACTCTAACGGTCTAGTTGAGGGTTAGACTTTTCGGGTTTCACAAGCGCACAAGCGGGCAAGCGCACAATCCGCCCCCATCTGGGCGGCTCGTATCGGTAGCGCCACGCGGGGGGCTCTTATCGGTAGCGGTCTAGATTTCCCCGCGCTTCATCTGCTGCTCCCAACAGTACACGGCGAATGCCAGTTCCTCGTCTCCCAAGTGGGACAGGATTTCGTCGCCGTGTGGGGCGACCGGGGCAACGGGTGCCATCGGCATCTTGGCTTTCCAGCCGCGTACTGACGGGTGGTTTCTGCTGTAGCGCTTACGTGACATTGGGTCCTCCGTTGAGTAGTTCGATGATTTTTGTTCCTACCCAAGTAGCAACGGGGGATACCACCCCATTGCCACATTGGATGTATCGCTGGTTGTCTGATACTCCTTCGGTCCAGCCGTCGGGCCAGCCCATGAATCGCTCCCACTCTAGGGGGGTGCACCGGCGGATGTCGTACCCAGCTCTCGTAATCATGGAGCTGGCTCCGAGGTATCGGTCTGCGCAAACAAGCGTGGGTGCCCATCGTGATCTGACCCATGTTTCTGGCTCGCCGGACGCGGATGGCTTTCTTGATTTGACCCAGAGAGCAGGCTCCTCAGGACCCCATCCATCTTGGCGGTCCGGGCGAGGATTGACGTACGGACCTGCTGGCTGAGTGAGTATTTCCTGGGGACTTCGGCGCGCGGCAACAGGATCGAAGACAGCGACCACAAAGACTCGCTGTCGTCGCTGCGGTACCCCGGTGTGTCGCGCATCCAGAACTCGCCACTCGATGACCAGCGCCCCTGCTTCCGCCATGGCATCGAGGACTGCCCCGAAGTCCCTTCCCCCGTTGACCCGTAGAGCTCCGGGGACGTTCTCCCAGACAGAGACTCTTGGAGCGCGGCCGTTGGTGGCTTCACGGATTTCTCGGATGACACGCATACCCTCCAGGAATAGACGTGAGTCGTCGCCCGCCAGGCCGAGTTGACTCCCCGATTGTGACAGGTCTTGGCAAGGAGAACCCCAGGCCACGACGTCGATGAACTGTGTCCTGTGTAGGACCTTGCTGCCCGTCAATGTTTCGACATCGTCCCACCGCGGCAGGCCGGGCCAATGCCGGTGGAGCACCTCCGTGCAGTACGGATCGTTCTCGCATTGGAATACGACCTTCATGCCCGCCTGCTCGAGGCCGTGGTCGAATCCTCCGGCGCCCGAGAACAGCGATAGAACTCGAAGTGTTTTATTCCGCCGACGCGCTCTCATTGCGCCACACGGACGGTGAGTGGTTCTCCTCGACGTCGGCCTTCATCAACTCGTCGTCGTACAAGCGGAGCACCAAGATGCATGGGTCGTCGCCCTCGCCCTGCATCATGTCCTCTTCCGCGGTGGTCGGTACGCCGTCATGGGTGGAGCAGACGACCGGCCCACAGAATCCCTGGTCGATGCCGTACTTCAGCCATTCGTCGACGTTCATACTTCGAGCGCCATCATCTGGTCCATCCGATCGTGGTAGAGCTTCAGGAGTCCTTGCCGCACGGTGACGTGCAGTTCGTGTGATCGTTCGCGTATCTCGTTGGCTGCGCCCTCGAGCTGCGCGATGTCGGTTGCGTTACGAAGCCTGGTCGCCCAGTCGTGGACTCGCATGGCCCACGCCTTGCCCTCTGCGGGGTCGTAGGTCGTGGTGCCGGGTGCGAACTTCCAGTTGTGGACGAACTCCGACAGCGACCAATATTCGCTGCCGGAGTTGACCTTGGTTTCGATCGTCACTCGACGGTCCAGAGCTCGGCGTCGTCGAACTTGGCGACGCGCTTGCCCAGGGTGACCGTCTTGGTCTCGTTCTTGGCGTTGGTCACGTCGATCTGCTCGCCGCGCTCACCGTTGTGGAATACCTTGCAGCCCCAGGACTCGTCCTTGAGCTTGTACCATCTGCCTTGCTGGTTCATGTTTCCCTCCTCAGTAGGGTGTGTTGTGTGTGAGGGCTTGCTGGAAGTCGGCCAGCATCTGCTTGGCTCGGTCCAGTTGGGCGCGCAGTTCGACGACCGTCGCCCGTAGTTCGTTGCGTTCCTGCCGGATGGCCTCCATGGCGACCGACATGTCGTCGCACCGTGCCTGCCACAGGGCAATCTCTGCTTGGCTGCTCTCGCTCATAGTGCCATTCTAGCGCTTTTCTTGCGGTTGATCAAGAGTCTTTCCCTGTTCGTCCAGGTCATCCCACCCCAGACGCCGTGCTGGATGTTGTTGTTCAGGGAGAACGTCAGGCACTCGTCCTTGACCAGGCAGTCCTGGCAGTAGTCACAGGCCTGCCGTGCCTGGAAGGTGCAGCCCGGCTCGGGGAAGAACTGTTCGTTACCAAGGCCGAAGCACTTGGCGTCCTTCATCCATTCGACGTCGGTGTCGACCAGCTTGAACTCGTTGAGGAGCTCCATCCACTTAGCCTCCCCACGGCTCGAACCCGCTTCCGTGGGCTTCGAGGGAGTAGTCATAGAGGGCCTTGGCTGCAACGAGATTCGTCAGGGGATGGAATAGGTCTTCACAGTACGTCAGAATCCGCATGGTTTGCAGGTATCCGTCCGCATACCAGCGGGACGGCAGGCACCAGTAACGGTTGATCTGGAGCAACCCGTTCGACCCGCCGTTGGGGTCCGAAGCGTTGAAGGCATTGGGCTGGCAGCGGGATTCCCGCCACATCAACGCATCCACCTTGGCCAACTGTGCCCACGCCCAGCCTGCGCTCAGCGCCGTGGGCCAATGCTGCGGACAACGGGCCCCGGTCGGGACGGTAGGGAACCTCGCCGGGAGGGGGTCTGAGACGCTATTAGAAGCCCTCTGAGGGGCCTCGATGGTGGGGGCGGCCTCCGTGTAGGGGGTCGGTGATACCACCCCTGCGGGGGCTGCAACGGCGGTAACCCCGCCGATGAAAAATGCCCCAGTCACCACGGCCAACAGCCGTGCCAGTACTTCCATGGGTTCCTCCTCATACTAGTTGGTTGGTTGGATGAGGCTTATCACCTGGGAAAACTCCTCCAGGGACATGAGCACGATGCCGTCGGACATGCCGTCCGGCATCGCGATCATTGCGAACGGGCGGATGTCCCCGAGAGCTTTCGCAGCGTTTGATTGAGCTCTTGCAGCGAGGAAGCGCGTAGCGATTGGTCCGACTTGAGCACCGGCTTTCGCTTCGATCCGGAACGCCCCACCAAGATGCTCCTCATGGCGCGAACCCACGTTGCCAGATACGTAAAGGCCGAGTTTCTTTCGAGCTCTTCGAGCCTTGTTATCACCCTTAGTTCGGTTCCGTTTGCCCCGAGCAACAGGGTCTCCACACCCCCGGACTCGTCGCTTACCGTCACGACCAGGACGCCCCAGTAGCCCAAAGATTGGGCATTGGGGATGCTTGCAACGCTCTTTGTTTCCATCGCAGTCTCCCTTCCTTGGTTCAGTTGAAGTACTCACGTTCCTGCCTCCGCAGGTAATCAAGGATTGCCTGGCGCACCATCTCGTGACGCTCCTGTTGGGTGAGCGACTGGATGTACAGCAGCGCGTCGGCCATGTCCCTGTCGACGTTGATCGTCAGCGTCATGTCCTCCATCACATCGCCTCCAGGGTCGTGATGAACGAGTCGGCCTCGGCCTGTGTGAGGTCCTTGAGGGTCTTGATCTCGCGGCCGAACGTGTCGGTCGCCGTCTGGAACACCTTCTTGGTGTCGAGCTTGCGCTCACGGGTCACCGTGATCAGCTTGGCAACCGTTGCCGGGGACGCCTTGTCGGTGCCAACGACCTTGGCACCGAGCTTCTCGGTTGCCACCTTGGTCGCCTGCTCCACGGACTGACCGCGCTGCACCTTGCTCATCTCCTCGCGGGACGGGCGGGCGCCCTTGGGGGCGTAGTTGCAGTTGGCCAGCGCGCGGCCCACGGCGGAGGTCTCGGCGTTCTCCACGTGACTGGTCTTGTTGACCGGGCTGGCGCCGCGCACCTCCTCGGCGTAGCCGGTGCCGATGGGGTACACGTCCTCGTGGCGGTCGAAGTACACCTCGGCGCGCACCACGACCTTGTTGTCGTCGTAGTGGTGGATCGAGGTGTGGATGCGCCCGCCCGGGTGGTCGGCCCAGAAGCGGATCAGACGGTCTTCCACCGTCTCGTAGTTTTCAAGGTTGAACCCCATGTCACTCTCCTCCTTTGGTCATGATCTTGAAGGTCCGGTAAGTGGTTGTCTTCTTGAACTTCTGGGCGAGGGCTGGGTGCTCCGCCTCGAAGCGCTTCTGGTCAAACGCAGTACGCTTGGCCGTCTTCCAGGACACTACGACGGTTCCGTCGACGGTGCCGAACTCAGCGTCACCAAGTTGCTGACAGAGGGACGCCTTGAGCGTGTCCTCCGCCTCCTTCAGGTTCTTGATCTGGGCCGTGATGTCGGCCATCGCCTCCAGGGTCTCGGACCATTCCTGCCCGAGCTCCACGGTACGTCCGTCCCCCTCGGGGTGACGCTCCAGGATGTCGTCGTAGGCGAATGTTGCACCTTCGGGCATTTCCCCGGCGTCGATGGCCTTGAGGAACGCTCGGCACGTCTCGATGTGTATCTGCCGTTCGTCGGAGGTGACTACCTGCGTGTAGGTGTGGAGCTCGAGGTGATTGTCGAAGATGACCCACTCGATCTCTGACGCCCCGGTGCAGATGGCCTGCTGCACGCCCTGCCAATACCAGTAGCGGGGGAGCTTGCCGTCCCAGCGGCGGCTAATGGTCTTGATCTCGACTGGCGTCGTGCCGTGGATGGCGTCCAGGGTGGCGATCAGCCGGACCCCGTCCTCCTCGTAGCAGTACATGACGGTGGGCTCCATGATGTTCCCGGCGCAGGTGTCCCTGTACCAGGACAGCACGAACGGCTCGAGGCGCTGGCCCCGCTCCATGGCGGAGTTGGTCTCCTTGGGCTGGGGTGGCTGGTCGGCCAGCAGCTCGAGGGCCAGGTCGCCCGACGACACGAACTTGTGTTCGTTGTGGACCGCCGCGGCGACGGACGCCGAGATGCGGGCCCGTCCCTGCTCGTCACGCCAACGCGCGGCCAGCCACTCGGGCGAGCCGTGGGTCGGCTTGGGAATGGTGTACAGGTTCAGTTGCATGTCTTCCTCCTTGGTTGATGAGAATGTACGAAGGGTGTGGCAGGGTTGCCAACCCGAGCTCACTCGGCGGGAAACTCTGGCTGCTCCAGGTGTACAAGGCGGATGACCATCTCGACCGGGATGTGCACCGGCATACCAACGGCCTTCAGGTCGGGCACCTCATCGGGCATGTACGACCCGACGATCGTGATGTATCCGTTGAGACAGTCCGGCCACAAGAACCCCACCGACACGACATGGCAAGGCTTGGGCTCGTACTTCTCGACGTCGCACCAGCCGTTCTCGGCGTCGTAGGCGTCCTTCCACAGGACCGCCACCAACGACCACGGCGACTTGACTAGTCCAGCCACAGGACGTACTCCCCCGTCACTCGACCCTTGTCCGGGTCGACGTAGTGCAGGCGCTGCGACGGACGGCCCACCGCCGCCACGAAGGCGCGGGCGTACTCGTTGCCCGACTCGGGGGAGCCGGTGACGAACACCCGCCCACCGTTGGCCATGGTCAGCGTCATCGGGGTGTGAAAGTGCCCCATGTACACGTCCGTGAAATCGTCCACCACTCCGGATGCCCATGCGTTGCACTTTCTCAGGATCGAATACGACGGCGTCTGACCGCCGAACGACGGCACCTCGTCCCCGTGGACGATCAGCGCCCTGTAGTTGCCGAGCTTCAGCATCTGGTGCCAGTCCGGCGACATCTGCCAGTTGACGTGCTTGACGTGCGCCAACCTGTCGGCCGCGATCTTGTAGGCCATGCGGTCGATGTTGTCGGCCACCGGCATGTCGCCCTTGCGACCGATGCGCCCGTGGTTGCCGTACTCGCAGACGACGTGCACGGTGTTGAAGTAGCCCGCCAGCGACAGCACCGCGCCCTCGATGATGCGGGCCACCTCGAACAACTGCTCGAACAGGTGTGCCTCCACCTCGTAGGCCTGGCCCGGGAACACGGTCAAGCCCTCAACCATGTCGCCACCCAGCACGAGCGCACAATCGTTGACCGGGTGGTGCGCCCGCTGGATGTCGGTCAGTTGCAGGGTCTTGGCCAACACCTGGTCGATGCGCTGCGACAGGACCCGCAGGCTGTACGACGTGTTGCGCTTGCCACCCTGCCAGTCGGTCAGGTGCAGCAGCGCCACCTCGGCCCGGCCCTTCTTGTTCTTCGGGGGCTGCGTGATCGTCGGTCGGTTCGACGCCAGGATTGCATCCTTGGTGGCGTTGTAGACGGCCTCGACCAGGTCCTCGGTCTTGCGCTTGGCCCGCGCGTGCGCCCTCTGGGCGTTCTGCAGGGCCTTGCGAAGTTCCTCGACCTCGGTTTCTTGGCTGGCCAGCTTGGCGAACTTAGCCATTGAAGTTCCTCCGCATCATCGAGATGCAGCCCGACGACACCTTGACGCCGAGCTTCTCGAGCGCCCGCTGGATCGCCACATTCGGCACCCCTGGGTCCTTCATCGCGGCCACGAAGTCCGCGTAGTCGGCCTTGTTAAGCGCCCGCTTGATCTCCGGCAGCTTGCCGCCCCGGTAGGTCCGTCGGTAGGACTGGATTTCCGTCTTGAACTTGCTCATGGGTTCCTCCTCTGGCCATGTTGATGCAGGCCAGGTACCCAAGCGTATCAACGAGCGAATCGTGATGCAACACTCCGCGCTCAAGATTTGTCCTAAGGCGGCTCAACTTGACCGCAACCATGAACAGCAAGGCCTGCTCAACCGTCAGCTCGATGCCGGTCAGCGCCGTGAATATCTCGCAGGTCTGGGCGTAGTCCTTGGCGGGGTGGTCGTACGCCTCCTGCCGGGCGCCCGTCACCAAGCCGAACGCCTCCTGAAGAATCTCAGCTCCGCTTGGCGCGTCCACCCTTGTCCCCTTTCACCAGTTTGTCGACCTTCTGGATCAATTCCCAGAGGTCGTCTTGTTCCGCGACGCCGGGGAATACCCGGCGCAGATAGTTGCCGATCTTCTTCAGATCAGACTTGGTCAGCCCCTCCATGGAGGTGAGACTCTAGGTGCGCGGACAGGCGCGAGTCAACCTTGTCGACCTTTTCCTCCACGCGGGTTGTGCGCTTGTACACCATCTTGAGCATGCCCAGCACGACGTCGTGGTCCTGCTTGTTCTCCTTACGGAACTTGGAGATCACCGACACGATGATGCCGCCGACCGCCGTGACGACGGCCGAGAGGATGAGTGCCCAGCCGCTGTCCATGAGACACTATGCCTTGTTCGTCTCAAGCCACTCGCGGACACGAGCAGGCACGGCATCCCCGGCCACGTAGCGCAGGTGCCACGGCTCCTCGGGCACGACCTCCCAGCTGAACCCGAACGACGGAGCGTTCTTCGCCAGCCACTCGAGCCGCTTGCCCGAGGAGTTCGCAATGTCGATGGCGATCCCGAGGTTGTGGTTCGAGGTGCCCGGCACCGCCATCGGCGCCATGCCTTTCTTGAGGTACCAAGCCTTGCCCTTGTAGATGCGCGGCTTCTGCTTCATGAGCGCGGGCTTCGGGTTGTCGGTGTACCGCTGGTAGAAGCCGTACTCCTGGGTCTCGAGCGACCGGTAAGTGTCGGCCTGCGAGGTGGGCGACAGGTCAATGCCCTCGGCGTTCGCCGCGGCGTCCATCGCCTCGTAGGCGTCAGCCGCGCAATGGTGCAGCTTGCCCTTGCCCTCGATCCCGCGGAGCAACTCGGCCGGGAGCTTGCCCGGCTCGACCCCCTTGAGGTGAGAACAGAGCTGGACCTTGACGATCGGCAAGTCCAGCTTCGCCATTACTTGGCCTCGGGCTTGGCGACGGCGCCGTTCGAGAACGCAGTCTTGATCTCGTCGGCCGTCAGGTCACCGTCGACCGACAGGGCCGCGAGCTTCTGCACGACCTGCACGACGGCCATGAACCCGGCGAGCGCGGCAGCCTTCGCGACCGACACCCCCAGCACGGCGCCACCCGTCACCGCGGGCAGGGCGTTGGCCAGGAACAGCGAGAAGAGCCGCTGTCCGATGTCAAGGGTCTTAGCAATAAGGCCGTTCATATCAATCCTCTTTCGCGCTGAATGTCAGGATGGAGTGTAGTACCAGGGCCACGCCCGTGAGCCAGATGGCCTGGCGCAGGGTGGGTCCCGTCAGGGTGATCAACACCATCCCCGTCCCCGCCAGGGTCCAGGTGTTGTCCGTCAGGTACGCCCAGAACTTCTTCATCAGCGACGCATCCTAGACGCAGCCCCCGCGACCATCGTCACGGCGCCAACCGCCACCAGGGTCCGGCGCTCGCCAACGGGAATCTTGGAATCCAGCGGCACGTAGTCGTCAAAGCCCCCCTTGAAGACGTCCACCTTGGACTCGAACTGCTTGCGCACCTTGGGTGGTGCGGACTGGACGGCCGCCGTCACCTCCGCGATCTGCTCCTCGGAGAGCTCCTCGACCACCAGCTCCTCGAACACCTCGCCCGCCTCGTCCTCGGTCAAGGTGGCGACGGACGCAACGATCTCGGTAACCTGTTGCGATGGAGCTGCTGATTCTTGGATTGGCGTCGGGTCTGGCGCTGGGGCTGGCGCTGGGACTGTGGGTTCGACCGCAGGCACCGTCGATGACGGTGGTGGTGCAGGAAGGCTCGTCCCGGTCGGAACCGTGGGATCAGGACGAGGAGGGGCCGTTGTCGCCGGTGGACGTGGAGTGGATGGAGCGGTTGTCGGAATCGTGGAGGCCGGTGACGGAGGCGGAGCGCTTGTTTCTGGAAGCGTCGTACGAGGAATGGTCGTCTCGGGAGGAAGAGTGGTGACCGAACTGGTGCTGGTTGAGGTGCGTCCCGGCCAGAGTGGGCAGGATTCGTAGGCGTGTTGGACTTTTTCGCATTCCGTCTGCTTCTCGTATTCCTGTCGTTGCTCCTCCTTTCGGGTTTCCTCCTGCTGTTCGGCGGGGGTTTTGACGACGACCGTAGTAGTGGTGGTAGTGGTCGATGATGAGGATGTCGTGGTGGTTTCGGCTTCGGTGGTGGTGGTTTCACCGACAGTAGAAGTCGTGGACGGCGGCGGACCATCATCAAACTCAAGGGTGTCCAGCAGCCAAATGTCCCAGCCGAGCGGGATCGTCAACGACTCGATAGGTCCGTCACCGTCGAAGGTTTGGGTGCGGGTGCAGCCGGTGGAGCAGTCGTCCAAGATGAGGAATGATTCGGTGGTGCCGTCCGCATAGGTGACGGTTGCCTGCTGGTTACCGTTCTTGGCGCCCGACACAAACGAGAACCCTGACGGTCCCTCACCGGGGAACGTGATCACGATGTCACCCGTCCCGTTGCCAATGAACAAGGACCAGCCGGTCGTCCCGTATTGGTTGGCGTACTGGTTGGTGTAGCGGACGGTGCCGCTGCTGGTGACGGGTGATCCGTTGTATTCGACGGTTACCGCGGTGTCGAGTTGACCGTCGGTGAATCCTTCGGTGACGGGTTCAGCGTGTGCTGGTCCCGCGAAAGATAGGAATAGGGCGGGGGCGACGATGAGCCAGCGAAGGCTACGCACCCCAGTCAACTACCTCTTCCCACTCTCGCTTGTTCTCATTCCACACATACCGCTTGTCGTCGGTCGGCATCGGGGTCGGCGGGTTCCAACGGCACGTGTCCTCATCGAGCAGCCACGACGGGTATGGCTTCGGCGGGATGAAGGCGTCGCGGTCGGCGTCAAACGTGTAGCCGATGCCCGCATAGTTCTTGCGAATATTCCCGTTGTAGGAGGTGCGCTTGCAGGTGTGGCCGGGGAACCGTCCCGCGTAGAACGACTCCCACGCCTCCGACGAGCCACCGACGACGGTGCCGTCGGTGTCGGTCTGGGTCACCGTCTCGTCGACGCCTGTGATGACTTGGACGACGGTGTTGCCGTTGAGTAGTGCGTAATGTGCCATAAGTTGCTCCTAATCTACTAGGCCCAAGAGACGTTGCCGCTGCCAGCGGTAAAGGTGGTCACCTTGTAACCGCCCGACGCGGCTGCGGTAGAACCAGTTAGACCAGCACCAATGGTGATGGTGTAAGCGTCGGGGTAGCGAAGGATGACGACGCCAGAGCCGCCAGATACACCATCAGCCGTCCATTTCCCTCCACCGGCACCACCTCCGGTATTTGCGGTTCCTGCTGTTCCGGCACCAGAAATACTTCCGGCACCGCCGCCGCCAGTACCTCCGGAACTATTGGAACCTACATCGCGCCCTCCACCACCTCCGCCTCCCGCATAGGTTACAGAGGAACCGGTAATGCTAGAGGCAACTCCATTTCCCCCATTTCCGGCGTTTGTGGTTGAACTATTACCATTACCTCCTACCGCCCCAGCACCACCTCCACCGCCTGCATAGTCTCCGGCGGCCGTGCCTCCCGCATAACCTTGATTTGCGGTACCCGAACCGGCTGTTGCAAGGGTGCTATAAGACGCTCCGCCACCCGAACCACCGCTAATACCATTTCCTGAAGAGACGCCTTCAACACCCCCACCTCCCCCACCGCTTGACGTAATTGTTGAAAACGCGCTGTCTCCTCCTGAACCACCACGCGAGCCAGCGCCACCGCCAGAACCACCAGCCCCAACCGTGACCGTGTAGTTAGTAGATGCGGTAAGCGAAAGTGCCGTTTCCAAAGAACCGCCTCCCCCGGTTGCCGTCACAGTTGAACGCAAACCTCCGGCACCCCCGCCACCAGCACCGCTGCCGCCAGCCGAACGACCACTGCCACCGCCGGCAGCGACAACCAGATATTCGACTACCAGCGACAACTCGTCGCCTGTGGGCATCCAGTCCTTGATGTACGACGACACCCGTGTCCGCTTACCAGAAAAAGCCATTACGCCCAACTCACATTCCCGGACCCAGCGGTGAAGGTGGTCACCTTGTATGAACCGTCAGTTGCCGTCGAGCCAGTCAAACCAGCACCGATGGTGATAGTGCGCGTGTCGGGGTAGCGAAGGATGACGACGCCCGAGCCACCGGTGCCACCGGTCATACTCCCGACGAGCACACATGACGAACCACTACCACCGC